CAAGAACAGTAGACTTGCCGGCACCGTTCTCACCAATAATCAATGTGGTGGGATTTCGGTCTAACTCTATTTCTATAAATTGATTGCCGGTAGAAAGGAAATTCTTCCAACGAACATACTTAAATTCGATCAAAGAAAAGCCTCCACTGTGTTTAATCCCTGTCTCTCTGATTTCTTTCTAGCACGATATTCTGCATTTTTTCTTTTTGAATATGCTTTACGCTTTGGGTCTTGTCTACGTTTTTTTTCATATACTTTCCTCTGTGGTGATCTATCACGTTCTCGCTGCCGCTCCTTCTTACGTTCCTCTGCTTTTCGGCACCAAGTCCAGAAAGTTTCATCATCGGAAAGATCAAGGTCAGGTAAATTATCATTATAATACTTATCCCAAACACCAAGATTCCTTATGTGTTTGAGAAGTTTACTCTCTAATACATGCATTTCTTCTTCCGTACCAGCAGCTAGTATCTCTCTTGTTACACCTTCTGGAATATTATCCTTGGTGAAATGTTCCCATATGGTTGATGAATGTGTATATGTGTCATCTGGTGTTCCCAAATGACTACCTAGATAATACATATCATTCGGGCCATCATACCAAAGATATACAAATGCTTCACTTGGTTCAATCAAAATTCTAAATCCTGTGCTTCACATGGAATGAAGCCTTTCTTTTTCAAAAAAATCTTATCTATTTCATGGTTAGGTAAAATAATCATATTAAAAAAACTCTTCTAAACTAGCAGTTCCATATTTTCGTTCTACTTTACTAACATTTGCAGCATTGTGATCTACGCTGTCACCCCTATGTTCATAAGGAATTGTATTTGTCAATTCATATTCCGTTTCGCCGGGACGTTTAATTTTCCACTGCAAGTCATTCCCCTTTGGGTAATTAATATTCCATTTGCATGTAGAATTTTTCAAAAACTTTCTATCCTTCTTAGTCATTGGATAAATGTATCGAAACTGTTTTCCCCATACTCTACTGAATCCTAATTCACCCATTTTCGCATCATTAGGCCTAGGGCCGTATTTGGTGTCCATACGATTCATCTCTTTTTTCATTTTACGTTGGATGGTACGAAAGTGAACCTTCTCCCCTGTTTCAGAAACATACACATCACTCCATATAAAACCACCATACAGAAAGTTTGCTGCTTGATAAACATAGCCAGGTTTACCAACAATTCCATCTGCCCAAGTGTATAAGTATTTTCGTTCTGGTGTGTTTTCTTTCATCCACTTCACAGTCGCAGAGATCATTTGAGATTCAGAGTTGCGGGGCATTTCATCATCCATACACATCTTACCAATTTCATAATAATCTTCAGTCGATAACTCTGGGAACATCTTCTTGATAGTTCCCATCGGATTCGTACCCCAACCTAATGTGAGTACACCTACTAGTTCATCGTCTTGATATGCACCTAACCAATGTTTAGTTAATTTCGGCATCACCGGCGAATAATGTCTCTCTTGAACGAACAATGTCGCCACACGCCAATCAACCCTTTTCATTATGATCAAAATTCAAGGTCCTGAGCTTCGTTATAAAGTGACTTCATGGTATTTTTAAGTCTAGTCTTATCCAGTGTCACATCCAGTTCATCAACATATTTTTCAAGCAAAGTCATGGTGTCTTCTGTATTCTCTACAATGTCATCAGATACATTCGTTGCATCCAGTTCTGAAAAATCTTCGATGATCTTTACATCATGTGCATCGGCAACAAGAAGTCTATCAACAAACTTATCAAACCCATACAAATCTTTTTTATTGACAACAATCAGTTTTACATATTTGTCCTTGAACGAAGACATATCATATTTGTCACCAAACGACGACTCACTATCATCATAATAAATCTTCTCAAACAAAGTATAAGGATTTACAATACGTTCGAGCTCTCTTGTGCCTGTATCAAAGATATGAAATCCTTTAGGAGAATCATAATCTGACCAAGTCATTTCATATGGAGAACCCAAATAATAAATTTGTCCATCATCTGATTTATGATGAAAATGTCCACTCAAAACAGTATCAAATTTACGAAAGAGCTCTTTTTCATATCCATTATCTGAATATTGTCCACGATGCATCTGAAAACCATTTATTTCTAAATGCCCCATAAGAAGATCAGTATTTGGTGTGTTTAAAAATTTTACTGCTGTACTATAATTGTTTGCATTAATCCACGGCATGAACAAAATAGGAGTATCATCAAATTCTACAACCTGTGGCTCAGAATAAATCCACACTCTATCTCTCCCAACAAGTTCATCCATAGAATTAATTTCACTGGTGTTCTTGTAATAGGTGTCATGATTGCCAATGATAACATGCAAATCAATACCAAACTTTTTAAATTGTGAGACAAACCGACTACGAAAATCAAACGCAATTCGAAAATTTATATACTTACGGCGGTCAACAACATCACCCATATGAATACATGTTGAAATTCCTCTTTCCTTTAAAGTAGGAAAGAAAATGTTTTCATAAAATTTGTAAAAATATTCGTTGAAATTGAGGTTATCATTTCGAGCTCCGAAATGCGAATCGCTCAGCAGTGCTATCTTCAAATTAAATTTCTTCTTCCATAAATTTTTCTAATCCCTTTGTCTCGGGCTCCACTTTCTTTTTCGGTTTATATACATCTTCATCTGGAAGCATTATCATTGGGTCAAATCCTGAAACAGTATATGACGATGCCTCATCACCTTCCATTGTTGTCCAAGTTTCATATTGAGAATTTTCTATCATTTTGTTTTTTACGTGAGTTTGCTTTTTCTCTTTTGCAATCCTTCGAAGAAATGCATAATATATAATTTGCGTAAAGTAAGCAAATGGATTCTTTGATTTTTCTGGATTAAAGTTCGCAACATACTGTAAACAATTTTCAATGCCATCAGATATCATATCATCCCTATATGTATAATTAATAAAATTTGGTCTGAAAGAAAGGTGGGTTGCAATTTTTAAAAAACACTCACCAATATAATTTGATACTGCTGGTTGGTCTTCACCAGCCTTTTCTGAAATTTTACATTTATTTTTGAAGTCAACCATAGCTTCAAGAAATTTCTTATTATCTACGTAATGAACACCTTTGGATTTCTTTTTCATAATTACTCCTTATATATCTAAACATTGTCACAGTATAAACTATAACAACAGTAATGTCAAGTACCAAAGAGGGTTGACAAAATAAAAAAATATATATAAATAGCTATGTAGACTTTTTAATGAATTGTATCATCACTAGAAACTGATTCATCTAGCAAATCTTCATACACAGCTTCATCATCAAGATCATCCAAATAATCACTTGTGTCCATAGAAGATTTGTTTTCAATACGCTTTATTTCATCTATTACATGGTCATAATAGCGACACAATCCTTCAGAAGCTTCAGCAACTAACAAAACATGGTTAGTCTTTACAGAAAATAAAAACTGTTTTGTATATGAACCAAGCCAACGACTAAGATTTAACGCCTCTACGACGCCCTTACTAGTCATTTGTGCCCGAACTTCCATTTTGAGAGGATAGTTTAACTGGTATTCATCATTAACAATCTCACTACCCAATCGACAAACAATTTCCTCTCCAGTTGTAAGTTTTATAACCTTATATGGTATTTCTGTATTCATTTTAGATTTACCTTACTTATTTCATATGCAAATTGTTCTTCATTATAGATATTTATTCGTTCCATAAAGTGAGCAAGTGTAAAATTAGGCCTTCTTTTGTAAGTCATATCATCAGCAATATCAAAAACTAAAATGGAAAATTTAGTATCACTAAGGCGCAATCCTCGACCGATAGACTGTAACACCCGAATTTTAGACTTGGACGGGGAGGCAAGCACGATGTTGTTGATATTCCTAATATTAATACCAGTAGAAAAAGTGCCGTAACTCGCAATAATGATTGATTTTTCTTCTTCTTCCACAATACTTCTAATATCTTCTCTTGTTTTTGCATCTGTACCTCCATAAACAAAAAATACTTTACGATCCTTTGCTGCTTCCTTTACTTGATCATATAATATTTGACCGTGTTTTTCTACTAATTGAAATAAACAAAGAGTGTTCCCATCGATGTGTAACAACAAATCTTGTATAAACTTATTTCTATTCTCATTCCCAACAAGATACTGCAACTCTTCAGCATACGACATTCTCTCTCTTATGTTTGAATGTTTTAAGATTATACATTTGATTTTCAAGTTGGCCAGAGTTTTGCTGTCCATCAATTTCTTTGTAGTTGTTATACTTTCAACTGCACCAAATAACCCCTCTAGAACAAGCTGATGCGTCTGAGTACCGTCTAGCGTCCCTGTAAGCCCGAACCTGTACTTACATTGGTGCAACTTAGTCATTATACTTGTAAGAGACTTTGCCTTGAATAAATGGGCCTCGTCACCAATCACACAACCAAACTGTTCAAAATATTTCTTCGGCATTTTATAAATGGATTGCCATGTTGATATCACAACATCTTTAGTAACCTTTCTATCATGTCCCTGATATATTTTTTGACAGTATGTACCAGAACTCCATCCATAATCTTCGAAGTCAGTGTACATCTGTTCCACTAGAGAAGTAGTAGGAACAAGTATTAAAGTCTTTAGGCCCATCATATGATAATAACGAACTAAAGAATATATTATTAAAGACGTACCACTAGCAGTAGGAGAAACAAGAAGAACACGATTTTTGGCCAATGCATGATAAACAGCATCAATTTGGTAATCACGAATTTTAAGCGATTTTCCTTTGGACTTTGGTTTAAGCGATTTGACAAAACCCCTAACAACCTCACGTACAACAGCCCTGTCATTTTCAACACCGTCTTCTATTATATAATCAACATTATTTCTATCACAAAACTTCTTTATGTACGGCAACAATCCCACATATATTTCACCAGAACCAGAATTGAATAACCGTATCTTACCATCCCATTGACGGGACCGATATGCTGGCATAAATCTAAAGCCGGGAACCTCAAACGTAAAAAAAGAAGATAGTTCTTGCGAAGTTGATGGTTCTAAATCTTTTAGAACTAGATATACTTCATTCTTTTTTTCAATTTGCATTTCATATCATACCAGCTTCGAACTTTTTCCAATCCTGTGCATGGCGAATATCCCACCCACGATTGTCAATTGATTTAAGAACCCCTTCAATATATTTTATAATAAGTTCATAATAAGCTATTTTATTTTGTAGTTCTAATATATCATCATCAGATTGTATATACATTTGAAGATCATTTTTTAAAACCTTTATATCAAAAGGTCGAGCTGCATATACTTTAGCATCTGATTTGCCGCCATAATATTCCCATTTCTCACGGTACAGTTTTTGATGTTCAGATTTTCTCATAATAAGAAGCTGATCAAAATTGGTTTTATATTCCAACCATTTTGGTTTTATGACTTGATTTTTATATGATTCTTGATCCATATGCTCATGGTCAAGGATAGGTAGGTCTTTTCTGGCTTCTATTTTCAAATCTTCCAAATTCATAATATATCTTTCAGGGGTGAGCAGAGTATGATCTTCTCTCTCTTTAATATTTTAACTCTCTAATGAGTCTTAATTTGATATTCTGTTAAAGTATGTCGTATCTGCTCAAATTTATTTATAATGTATTAATTTCATACAATTGATATGAAAAATCAGCTGATGCTGTCATATATTCTACATCTGTTGCCGCTTGTGAAAAATCTAACGCACTTAAAGATATAGGAAATATATTATGAAAAGTCACTTCTACAATAGGATTATTTTTATTAGAAAGTATCATAAGAAATGCATCAGAATACATTGCTTTATCAGGAACAGTTTTACCAATTCTATCTACTGGATTCGTACCACCAGCTGCTGGAGTATTCGACGTTGTATCTCTAAATGTAGAAAATTGTGATCTATCTTGAGGAAAACCAATTCCTGTCATCCAATTATGAAGTGAAATATAATTTTCTAGATATTCATCAACAATAAAAGTTATTGTAAGATTATCATATTCTGTTTTTTCTCCTATGATAGGAATATCTTTATAAGGAGTAGGCATGGAAGCTGGTGAAATATTAATGCCGGGAAGATTTGCATTAACCGTAAAAAATTCCACTTTCGGTAATTGGTGGATACCAAAACGAAATTGAGTTGGACTTGCATAATCTAACTGATCAGGCTGTCTTGATATAGGTGATTGTGAAGTTGCCATATTACTATTTATATGATAGAAACTAAATGAAACATCTTCTTTTATTTATAATAAAAAAAGAGGGGGGCAATTTGCCCCCCTCTAAGTTTGTAGTCAAGTTTCTTATTATTACATCAAATTGGTCACTTGGACTCGACGATACCAAGCATTGGTGTTTGCGTCTAGTGATGCATCGGTATTAACCGTATCACCAGCAGCAACATTACCAGCAGCTGCGAAGGGATTAGCAGCAAGACCGTAACGAGTCTTGAAACCAATCTTTGGCTGGAAGGTGTTTTCACCAACCGCACGAACCATCTGTAGAGGTACGTATGGGCAATAGAAG